TGACCGATCTAACACCTGAGGATTTGGCTTTTCTTAAAAAGATTGGTCAAATCGAATCCACCCCAAAGGCATCAGCCAAGAAAGACGAGGAATAAACAATGGCAATTTTTCTAAACAACAAGGTTGGCTTCAAGTTAAATACTGTTGATCTATCAGATCACGTTACAGCCTTTACACTTAACCGCCAAGCAGACCAATTAGAAGTAACTGCTATGGGCGATACAGCACACAAGTTCGTTACCGGACTTTCAGCTGACACCATCACAGTATCATTCTTGAACGACACAGCTGCTGCATCAGTCCTAGCAACTATACAAGCTGCATACGGCACAACAGTAGCCTTTTCAGCAATTCAGGATAAGGTTGCAGTAGTATCAGCAACAAACAAACTTTACACAGGCACATTACTTGTTGATAACTTAACAGATATTGCTGGCGCAGTAGCAGATGAGGCAATGATTGACATTACCTTCACTTGCAACAGCACAACAGCACTAGCAACAACAGGCACATTCTAAACAACTAAAAGAAAAGGGCTAACATGGCAAAATTAAGGATAGTAAGGGTGGATGGTAGCGATACCACTCACACAATCACACCAGCAATAGAGTTCGCATTTGAAGCATACGCAAAGAAAGGCTTACACAAGGCCTTCCGTGAGGATGAGAAACAGACTGACGTTTATTGGTTAGCCTGGGAGTGCATCCGTAGATCGGGAGAAACTGTTAAGCCTTTTGGCGCAGACTTCTTAGATACGCTCGTGCGTGTGGAAGTTCTTGATGATGACCCTTTGGACTAACTAGGGATACTCTCCATTACCTCATCGCAAGAATGAGTTTGGAAACGGGTATCCCTGCACAATCCTTTATAGATATGGATGTGCGAATGTTCAAAACTTATTTAATGGCTATGAAAGATAGGGCGAAGGAGATGAAGGATGGCAACAACGCTAAAAGGCGCTAGTCAACTTCGCACCGCCCTACGCAAGTTTGAACCAGATTTAGCACTAGAAATGCAAACTGAAGTGGCTGCTTTATTAAAGCCTATTGTCAAAAAGGCACGCGGATTTATTCCTTCAGACTTCACACCTTCGCATTGGCGCGGTGATACTAAGACAGGCAAGTGGCCTATCTACAACGCAACTCTTATGCGTAGAGGTATTGGCTACAAAACAACACCAAGCAAGCCAAACAGACGTGGCTTCTCTTATGCAGCTTCTATTGCTAACAAGACTGCTTCCGGTGCTATCTTTGAAACCGCAGGTCGCAAGAACCCTGGTGGTATGCAGAAAGCCCCTAAAGGCACACCTAGAACTAACAAGAATTTTAGCCATTCGAACAACCCATTAGCAGGATCACAGTTTATTTCAGCGTTAGATAATGCCAGTCCATTAAAGCAAGGCAACGTGCGTAATCAAGGCTCAGGCCGCCGTGGTCGTTATATGGTTGGCCGCTTGATTTATCGTGCATGGGCTGAAGATGGCGGCAAGACTTACGCAGCAGTAACTAAAGCCATAGAAGGCGCAGCCGACAAGTTTAGAGCAAGGGTAGGTTAGTCATGGCAACAACAGATTTAATGATTGGTATTGGCGCTGAATACAAAGGCAAGGCAGCGTTTAAGAAAGCCGACAAAGACATTCTTGGCCTCTCGGCTGGTATTAAGACTCTTGCTAAGGCCTATATTGGCTTGGCTGGCGCACAAAAGGCTTTTCGGTATTCCACAGCATCAATCAAAGCGTTTGCTCAAGATGATGCAGCAGTTCAAAAGTTATCTAGAACCCTTGACAATCTAGGACTTAGTTACGAACAAACAAACGTAGAAAACTTTATTGCCGGACTAGAATCTACTTACCACGTTGCTGATGATCTACTGCGCCCAGCCTTTTCTAAACTTGTTCAGGTTACTCAGTCCTACACAAAGTCTAAAGAATTACTTACAGTTGCCCTCAACGCCTCAGCAGGCGCAGGCGTAGATTTATCTACAACTATCTCAGATTTATCACAGGCATACGTTGGCAACCTTAAGGGTCTAAAAAAATACAATTTAGGACTCACTAACGCTGAATTAGCCACTAAGTCTTTTGCTGAGATACAAGCATTATTAAACAAAACTTTCTCAGGACAAGCATCTTTAGCAGCCTCTACCTATGCTGGAAAGTTAGACGCATTAACTATTGCGTCAGGCAATGCAAAAGAGATTATTGGTAAAGGTTTAGTTGACGCTATTAGCACAGCCTTTGGTAATGGCGATATTGAAAAAGCCACAAAGAACATTGAAGCAATGGCTGGTGGCATAGCCGAAATAGTTAGAGGACTTGGCGATGTGGCTCGTCTTAGCGGCTTTAGCCTTTTATCGAATGTCTTTGGCGCGTTAGCCGACAAGCGCAATGCCCTTGCAACTAAAGATAGAAAATTTGATCCACGCACAGGCAACATGCCAGATATGTCGCCAGCTGCGCTAAAAATTATTGCAGCTCGTAAAAAGGTAGATGCGGAAGCCGTTAAACGCCAAAAGGAATTGGCTGCACTAGCCGTCAAACAGACTAAGTTAATTAAAGAACAAACAGCGTTACAAAAGGCTAAGGCCGTATTAGATCAGTCCTCAATGGTTATGAACATGGATTTAATACAGAACACAGCTGCGCTTATGGGCAAAGTTACCGCCGATGAAACCCTTAGACTCAAACTGCAACAAGCAATCTTGCTTGGCAACTCAGAACAGGCTGGCAACCTAGCACAGCAACTTTTATCCTCTCAAATAGCAGCAATGAAATTATCCTCAAGCAATCCTCTCGGTGGCTTCACAGATGCCCTTCTTGCGGCTCTGAAGGCTTTGCAACAGATAAGAGCAGAACTTGCTTTGCTAGGCGCACCCAAAGTGCCAGTTGCAAGCGTTTTGAGTTCTATCATGCCAACAAGCGGTTATAACCCAGGTTCACAAGGTGGACAAGGCACACCAGGCACTACATTCCCAGATTACAACTCACCAATGTATAACTATCAAGATGCTTTTACACGCCTAAATCCACGCACAGGCGCACCAATGAACGTAGTTGTATCTATTGATCCATCAGCTGCGCAATACGGCATCGGCGTAGCCTCAGTCAATAATTCAGCTAATGGCAATAAGAACAATTACAGCACTATTCAAAGTTTTGCCGGTGGGCTTGGTTTATAGTGGCCACACCCACATTAGTTGTAACCTTTGACTTTAGTTCAGGCGCAGTATTTGGCTACCCTTTCATAATTGGTGAAGGTTTATTGGGATTCAACACGCTGGCAGATGCCGCGGCTGACACAATAGACATATCAGACCAAGTTAACAAAGTAAGCATTAGACGTGGCTACAACCTATTGCAAGAGCAATTTCAGGCTGGCACAGCCACAATAAGAGTCATAGACCCTAATGGCGATTGGAATCCAACTAACACAGCCTCACCTTATTACCCCAAGTTAGTTCCTTTGCGTAAGGTGCGTATATCAGCAGATAATTATTTCCTATTCTCAGGCTACACAGTTGCTTACAATTACACATGGGATAAAGAGCAAAACATAGGTTTTGTTGATATTGAACTTTCAGATGCTTTTCGTCTGTTTAATATGTCTAACTTGACCACAGTTACAGGCGCCACAGCTGGTCAGACCACAGGCACACGAATCACAGCCATCCTTGACACAATTGGTTTCCCAGCATCTATGCGCACTATTGCCGCTGGTTCAACTACAGTTCAGGTTGATCCTGGCACTTCTCGCACATCACTTCAGGCTATTCAAAATATGGAATTCTCAGAGCAGGGTGCGTTTTTTATCAACCCATCTGGCAACGCTGAGTTTCTTAGCCGGTTGGCAATAGAACAAAAGTCTGGAGTAAATCCTACATTCTTTTCTAATGACGGTACAGGCATTACATACCGCAACATAGTAACTGCCCTTGATGACAAACTAATTATTAACACAACCAGCATTACACGCGCAGGTGGCACAGCTCAAACTGCCAGCAATACGGCAAGTCAGATTAAGTATTTTCCACACTCTTACACAGCCACAGACTTGCTAGTCCAGACAGATGCACAGGCTTTAGATATTGCCCGCGCCTACACCGCGACACGAGCCGAAACAACCTTGCGCGTGGACTCACTTACTCTCGATCTAAATACCGATAGTTATGCCGCTGGCATTACAGCAGCTTTAAGTTTAGATTTTTTTGACACCATCCGCGTCAAGAACGTGGGTCAAGATGGCACAGTTATAGACAAAACGTTGCAATGCATGGGAGTTACCCATGAAATTACACCAGCCACTTGGAATACAACCTTTGTAACTAGTGAGCCAATCATCGACAGTTTCATCATAGGCAGTTCTTTATACGGTATAATCGGCACGTCAGTAATGACATATTAAGGGGATAAAATGGCAGCAGGATTAGGATTTAAGACTTTTACTACCGGCGATGTTTTGACGGCCGGAGATACCAATGGGTATTTGATGCAAGGCGTTTTAGTCTTTGCTGATGCTACTGCTCGAAGTGCTGCTATTACTTCACCGCAAGAAGGCCAAACAAGTTACCTTAAAGACACTGATGCTATTCAAGTGTATTCAGGTTCAGCTTGGGTAACAAAATCAGCCGCTGGAGATATAGGACAAATCCTTATATCTACTGCCTCATTCACTACTTCAGCCGCAGTCAATGTTAATTCATGTTTTTCTGCTACTTACGACCATTACTTAGTAGTTCTAAATGTTTCCGCGACTTCAAGTTTTGGAACTGGCTCACCACTCTTGCGCCTTCGCGCTTCAACCACAGATAATTCAAGTTCTAACTATGCCTTTACTGGTGGTTTTGTTGCTTCTTCAACTGGCGCTTCAATGAGCCTTCAACGTTCAAATGGTTTAATGACTTCCTTCCAATTTGATTATGGCGCAATTCAAGGAATTGCCGCAAACATTAGATTTATTGCACCTTTCTTGACTCAACGAACAGCAATTAACAGCCAATCTGCAAGTGCGCTTGCATCGAATGAAACAACTTTTTGCAATATCAACGGAACAATGAGCGTTACAACTTCTTATGATGGCTTTTCAATAATTCCACCAGCAGGAACAATTACAGGAACACTTAGCGTATATGGGATGGCTAAATAATGACTAAAATAACAGAGATTAACCCAGGTATTGATTCAGTAGTTGAAAGAGAAGCAACCAAAGAAGAATTAGCACAGTTTGCTTTAGATGCTTCTGATTCACTTGCAAAGCAAGCGGAGTTAACCGCTAAAGAAACCGCTAAGGCTGCACTACTCAAGCGTTTAGGCATTACTGCCGATGAAGCGGCCTTGCTTCTAGCGTGAAACCACGCCTAAGTAAAAGTGTTATTCAGCTGCGTGAGCAAGTAGATGACACATATCCGAACCGCGACCGCAGAACTGACGGCACAATCGGCGATGCTAAACACGACAGTAAATCAGATCATACGCCTGATGCTGCTGGGTGGGTTCGTGCCCTTGACGTTGACGCAGACCTCACAGACCACAAATCTGAAAGTATCTACTTGGCAAATCAGATTCGTGCATATGCAAAGTCTGACCCTGCTAAACGCATTAGTTATGTCATACATAACCACAAGATTGCCAGCCGTATCCTCAACTGGAAATGGCGTAAATACTCAGGCGTTAACCCACACACCAGCCATATCCACATCTCCTTCAATAAAGGCAAGGCTGACAATGATGGTTCTTTTTTTGAAATACCTATGTTAGGGAGTAAGCAATGAAACATCCTATGTTCCTTATGTCCGGTGCGTTCTTAGCAGCTTGGGCTGCAAGTAACTTCTCACTTGATTACCGCGCAGTTCTCTGGGCTATCCTTGCCGGAGTCTTTGGATATGCGACACCTAAGAAATGACAATCTCTAGCGCAAACTACACAGTTACAACCACAGCCGCAGTAGTAGTGGCCAATGACCAAGCAGCTGAGGAAGTCCACTTTCATTCATCATCAGGCACGTTGTATCTTGGCGGTGCTGATCTAACTGTTGCTAATGGTTATCGCATGGACAATGGCGATAAGACAATAATCCAGAATCACGGCAATGCTATCTACGCCATGACTTCTGCTGGCACGTCAAACCTCTCCACGCTAGTTATTCAGAAGTAATGCAAGCGCAAGACTGGGCTGCCCTCAGCGTTAGCCTAGTAACTATTGTTGGTGCGTTTGTGGCCTCAGTTCGCTGGTTAGTTAAGCATTACCTAAGCGAACTTAAGACCAATGGTGGCTCATCACTACGCGACCAAGTTGATAAATTAGAGGTGCGTGTCGATACCATTATAGATATGTTAAATAGGTAACACTTATCCTATGGCCAAAAGAAAAGTCATCGACGTAACAGACTATTCAGCTCTTGACCAATACTGTATTGGCCTCAATGAGTATTATCGCTCATTACGTCGCGCTGGCTTCAGCGTAGATCATGCACTTTATTTAATTACAGCACCACAAACCTATCCCGCGACAATCCTGCCCACGCCTAATTGGTTACCGGATCAACCTGGTTACTACGAGGATGACGAGGACTAAACCTTGACCAAACAAAGGCTCTTAGTCGTGTCAGACTTGCAAGTGCCTTACCATTCGGAATCAGCGGTTGCAGCTTTGAAATTGCTGGTGAAGCGCGAGAAGTTTGATAGAGTCTTAGTGGTAGGCGATGAACTAGATATGCAGGCCCAATCGAAATGGGCAAAATCCACACACTTAGAATTTGAAGGTCAGCTAGATCAAGACCGAAAGACTTGTCAGAATATCCTTTGGGAACTTGGCCCTGTCTGGGGCATACCAATGGACATCACACGATCTAATCACACAGACCGCCTTTATCACACCCTGCTTCGTGGCGCACCATCCTTAATAGGTTTGCCTGAATTGGAGTATGACAAGTTTATGGACTTCGCTTCAATGGGTATTAAATTCCACAAGAAGCCTTTGGAGTTTCTAAAGAACTATTATTTAGTGCATGGTGATGAAGGCTCAATGAATTCTAATCCAGGGGGAACTGCTTTGGGATTAGCCCGCAAATTTGGCGCAAATGTTTTGTGTGGGCATACGCACAGGCTTGGGCTACAAGCATACTCATCGGGCTTAAAAGGGCAATATCAGACACTTTGGGGCTTTGAGGTAGGGAATTTAATGGAAAAGAAAAAAGCCTCGTATCTCAAGGCTGGGGCTGCTAACTGGCAAATGGGCTTTGGCATCATAGAAGTGCATGGCAAGGCCGTAACAAACATTCCTGTGCCTGTGAATCCAGATGGCAGCTTCACAATCTACGGCAAAATGTATGGCTGAGAGCCTATGCGGTGAGGAATGGCTAGGTTTTGAGGAAGATTTTGTTACCAAATTGTTATCAAAAAAAGCCACAATGAGGTTGAAATAGCCTTGACATAGTGCGACCCTTTAGGTGTTGGCGAAGCAAAGTAGCCGACATAAAGGGGCTACAAATGGATCAGACAGCACTTATCAGAAATGATTACTGGTGTGGGTTTTGCTGCTTACCTATGGGCGAAACACACTGCTTTGGTTGTGGGCGTTATGACGGCGCAATGACAACCACCGAATATAAGAAGTTCCTACAAGTAACTGGCCAATCATGAATCTAAGTTACTTTGAAGCTGTTGGACTTCTTGCAACAACTCCTCTAGTTGTGTTCTACACATACTGGAAGGGTTACAACAATGGCAAGCGTGAGGGTTATATCGCTGGCCGTTCTTTGATGCGTGTTCCGGTTCGCAATGATCGCTAATGAACTCCTTGCTGAATCGACCAGACTGCTCTATGAACGAGGTTTACAGTATGGAGAGCCAACTGCTAATCACATACGAATCGCGCAACTATGGAGTGCGTATCTCAATCGTGGAATCGAACCTCACGAAGTCGCAATCTGTATGGCACTCGTCAAAATCTCGCGTCTGTCTGAGCAAGCAACGCACAAAGATAGTTACACGGATGCTTGCGCATACATGGCTATTGCAGGACACATCGCACTTACCGACTTCGACAACGATCTTGATGCTTACTAAATCTAAGCCAGGAGTCTGGTGCGACTACTGCAAAAGCAGATGGGGCATACACAATCCGCTAGGCACAACACAAGCTGCTTGGACAGTTGTAAGCGAACTGCCTAAGAGTCATGGGCGCAAGCGTTCATACTGTAATGACTGCGCAATCGATGTATCTAAGTGGGCCGATGGTTCATACTTCTCATTAGATCAACAGATAGAGTATGCAAAGACCAATGGCAACACTAAACAAGGAGTATTAAATGGCTTTTAACCTAGACAATTACGAAACAGTAGAAGTTCGCCTGGAGAAGTTTATTAAAGACTTTCCAGACTTCAGAGTTGACACAGAATTGGAGAGTTTTGCTAATGATAGATTTATTGTTAAAGCGTATATATACAGGACTTTTGCGGATGGTGTCGCGTTCGCAACCGGATACGCTGAAGAGAAGATTACTGATCGTGGCGTTAATGCGACTAGCGCGCTGGAGAATTGCGAAACTAGCGCGATCGGTAGAGCGCTTGCAAACGCAGGTTATGCAGCTAAAGGAAAAAGACCAAGCCGCGAAGAAATGGGAAAAGTCGCTAGAGTAAAGAATGACTTGGCCAGCGAGCAGATAGCAAACGCACCCTTAGCAATCAACAACACATGGGATGAGTTTGTGAGTGCTGAACCTAAACAACCAGTTGTAAGTCTTGGCGATGCAGCTGAGATGGTTCAACAATCCTTTGGAGATGCTGAGCCAGTTCCAACTTGTTCTCATGGAGAGCGCACAATCAAGTCAGGCATTACTAATGGCAAGGCGTGGCGTGGTGCGCTATGCGCAGACTCACGATCACCAAAGTCAGAACAATGCCAAGCAATTTGGTATGTATTGTCAAAGACCACAGGCAAGTTCCGATTACCGGAAGGAGTTGAGTAAATGGGTTATGCTGAAATAGTAAGACCAGATGGCACAGTCGAATTCTACGGCGATGTGCCAATGCTAGTCTGCCAAATGTGCAACAACATTCCTGACCAGGATGAAGGCGTTTGGACAGTTAGTCTATCACCGCTGCAATGGCAATGCGAGAAATGTCATGCCGTCAATGGCTAACAATAATATAACTCGTAATATCTACTCAGATGAGTGGTATACAGACCAGAAAACAGTTGATTTTGGGCTGGAGTTATTGCAACCAAAACTAGAAGCAAGAGTTATGTGTCCTTTTGACTCATACAAAAGCCTGTACGTTAAAACCTTGTTAGCCAAAGGCTTTAATGTCATTTATGGGATAACAGACTTTCTGGACAATGACTTATACAAGTTTGATTACCTGATAACTAACCCACCATTCTCGGTTAAGGATCAGGTAATTGAGCAAGTTTATAAATATGGCAAACCTTCGTTATTGATGTTGCCATTAGACTCTTTGGGTGGAGTTAAACGTGCTTCCTTGTATGCTAAATATGGTTATCCGTTCGTAACCATTCCAACACGCAGAGTGGCCTATTACGATGAAAACGCAAGCCTAAGAAAAGGTGCTGCTTTTCATTCTGTATATAGCCTATTTAATGCTGAAAGAACCGGAATACAATGGGAGCAGTTTAATGGCTAGTCAGAACCGCAAGCACAGGGGCTACAAAACGCAACGCGTGGTGGCTGACTGGTTGAAGCAATGGTATCCCTACGCTGAATCTACTGGGGCAGGTAGGCAAGGCGAGGATATAACTGGGATACCATTCTCAATAGAAGTAAAGGCACGATCTGATTTCTCACCATTAGCCTGGATTAAACAAGCTGAGAGCAATAAAAATGGTAAGATTGCCTTTGTAGTCGCTAGATGCAACGGCCAAGCTGAGAAGGCCGAAGAGTATTTAGCCTTTATGCGCTTAGGGGATTTAATGAATATCCTTCAAGACCGCGCACCCAATAATGAACCTACCAGATGCAAACAATGTGGATCATGGATGATAGAAAACGCTATCTGCCACACTTGCCAACAAGGGGGAATCTCACTTGCCTAGATTTGATTATTGCTGCGATACATGCGCAGTTATATACGAAACCACCGACACTCCAGAGAGTATTCAATGCACTTGTGGGGGAACTATGACACGCATTTGGACTGCACCAGCAGTTGTATTTCGTGGGAAAGGCTTTTACAAGACCGATAACCGATAGCAAAATCGTCTCACATAGTGAGATGACACGCCGAAGGAGAACGCTCAAATGTTCAATCAACTTGACAGAGGCTTTACACTTAACTTGCTAAAGTGCTTCAGGCACTTCGCGCAAGCCGCAGCGCGGATCGCTTGCGCAGTAGTAAGTGTTGTGGGGATACTATTCATTAGCGCGGCTAATGCCGTTGCACCAATACATGATGGTATTCAAATACAACAAACACCAAAGCAATATGCAAAAGCCACATTACCTATTACACAATATAAATGCGCTTTAGAGTTATACACAAGAGAATCTAATTGGCGGCCTAAGGCTAAGAATGGTAGTCATTATGGGATACCACAAGGCAGGTCAATCTACTTAAAGACCGCTGATCCAATAGCGCAGGTTAAGTGGGGTATCCGGTATAGCGATGCACGTTACGGTAGTATGTGTCAAGCATTAAAACACTTTAAGACTAAGGGCTGGCACTAATGGGTAGTAAACATCTGGGTAGTGGTAAATGGAAAACACAAAGGCTCATAGTGTTAAGGCGAGATTGCTACATATGCAGCTACTGCGGAGAACCAGCAAACGAAGTAGATCATATACAACCACGCGTGTTAGGTGGGACAGATGACCTGGACAATTTAGTTGCGGCCTGTCGTAGATGCAATGCAATGAAAGGCAAGCGTAGCGAAGCCCTTTTCTTAGGGCAATCTTCTACCCCCCCTGTCTTTTGTGATCCTCTCTCTCCAAGAGCAGCCTCAGTCATCCCAGACAACCCTTTCGTAACCGAAACCACACCAGCCATTAACTGATGACTACCAAAGCAAAACCGCGCAAGACTGGGGCAAAGAAAAAACCGCTCATAGGCCACAAAATGCCACGTATTCACACGCCTTTTCTCAAGGGTGAATCTCGTGTGCAGGAAGTTGCTGATCTAGCAGAAAAAATCTCGCTGCCTTTGCTTGATTGGCAATTTCTTGTGTTAGAGGACATGCTGCGAATAGACAACAAAGGAGAATTTCGCAGACGCACCCTGAGCCTGTTATGCAGCAGGCAAAATGGCAAAACTCATATTGCTCGCATGCTTATTTTGGCGCACCTGTTCTTATGGGATAGCAAGATGGTTATTGGTATGTCATCGAACCGGAATATGGCTTTAGATACGTTTCGACAGGTAGCAAACGCAATCGAGGATAATGACTTCCTGAAAGCGCAAGTCAAACAAATTAGGTTTGCCAACGGCCAGGAGTCAATTACAACTCTCAAAGGTAATCGCTATCAGATAGTCGCAGCTACAAGAGATGGCTCTCGTGGACTTACTGCTAACTTCTTATTTATTGATGAGCTGCGTGAAATTAGTGAGGAAGGCTGGAAAGCGGCCAGACCAACTACTCGCGCAACTGGTGGCCAGACTTTAGTTTGCTCAAATGCCGGAGATGCTTACTCAACAGTCTTAAATGATTTAAGAGAACGTGCTTTGTCATACCCATCGCCTACACTTGGCTGGTATGAGTATTCTGCGCCAGCGCATTGCAAAGTTGATGATCGTAATGCCTGGGCTATGGCTAATCCTTCTCTTGGCTTCCTCATTGATGAGGAAACGCTGGAAGAAGCAGTAGCAACAAACCCAATAAACAACACAAGAACTGAAATGCTTTGCCAATGGGTTGACAGTATGACCAGCCCTTTCACAACCCAGATGATTACCGATACCTCGGACTCAAATCTCCAAATTACTCCTGGTGGCAATATCGTCTTTGCAATAGACGTATCTCCGTCAAAGCGATCCGGTGCTTTAATGGCTGGCAAGTTAAATCAAGCCACAGGAAAGATAGAATTAGGACTCATGCAGCTTTGGACTAGCGATGTCGCTATCGATGATCTAAAGATGGCAGCAGATGTCCACGCATGGGCGCAGAAGTTCAAACCGCGTGTAATTATGTATGACAAATACGCAACTCAATCTATTGCTCAAAGATTGCAACAATCTGGGCAAAAATTAGAGGATTGCTCAGGCCAATCGTTCTACCAGGCTTGCGGTGAGATACTTGATGCTTTCGTCAACCTTCGCGTTGTCCACTCAGGGCAAAAGGAATTAACTGAGTCTTGGTTCTCGGTAGGTGCTAAGACTAATGACGCTGGCTGGAGAATCGTGCGCCGTAAGTCAGCAGGCGATGTAACTAGCGCAATCTGCTCGGCAATGATAGTTCACTACCTGACACGCCCACAATCAACACCACAGATATATGTTTGATTATCGTCTTACAATGTGAGATAATTTGCAAAATAGTGTAAGGTTGGTGTATGGGTTTATTCTCTCGCTTTAGCAAGCCAGCAATAATCGAAGCGCAGTATGCACCACCGGTAATGGCCGACACCTACCAATACCAAATCCCTTACAACTTACTTTCAATAGATCGCATCTCAGCGATGTCAATTCCAGCTGTTAGTCGTTGCCGTAACTTAATCTGCAACACAGTAGCAGCAATGGAATTAAAATTAGAATTAAAGCGCACAGATGAATACTTGCCTAAACTGCCGTGGATGGATCAACCATCTCTAAATCAACCTTATGCAGTTACAATGGCATACACAGTTGATTCACTTTTATTCTTTGGCGTGGCTTATTGGGAAATTACAGAAGTTTATGCAGACAATGGTTATCCGGCACGTTTCAACTGGGTTGCTAACTCTCGCGTTATTCCAAGATATAACAAAACAAATACATTTATTGAAGGTTATCAAGTAGATGGCGCACCTCGCCCAATGTCCGGTATCGGATCACTTGTAACTTTCCAAAGCATGACTGATGGCCTTTTGCAAGTAGGCGCACGCGTTTTGACATCTGCACTTGATTTAGATCGTGCATCTAGCGTTGCAGCATCTACTCCAATGGCTACTGGTGTTCTTAAAAATACTGGTGCAGACTTAGGCGAATCAGAAGTGCAAGGCTTACTAGCTGCTTGGCGCAATGCGAGAAATAACAGATCAACGGCTTATTTGACTTCCACTCTCGAATTCCAACCTGTTGCGTTCTCTCCTAAAGATATGATGCTTAATGAAGCAAAGCAATACATGGCAACTGAAATTGCCAGACTTTGCAACGTGCCTGCATATTACATATCAGCAGACATGAACAACAGCATGGTTTACGCCAATTTGCAAGACGAGAGGCGGCAGTTTGTTTCGCTAACTTTACAAAGTTTTATTTCTGCAATTGAGCAACGTCTAAGCATGAATGACATAACCCCATCAACACAAAAGATTTGCATAGACCTTGACTCAGGATTCTTACGCGCTAACCCAACAGAACGTTTAGCAGTAATAGAAAAAATGTTAGCACTTGGACTAATTACAGTTCAGGATGCTATGGCAATGGAAGAACTATCACCGAACGGAAGTGCATCAAATGCAATTGACATTCAGTAGCAATATCGAGTGCGATCAAGGCCGCAGACTAATCTCCGGTAAAATCGTTCCTTACGATGGCGAAATTGGCCAGACATCAATTGGCAAAGTGGTATTTGAACATGGTTCAATACAACTGCCAGAAGCAGGCAAATCAAAATTACTTTTAGAACACGATGCCAAGAAGCCTATTGGCAAAGCCGTATCGTTTAACGAAACATCAGACGGCGTTTACGCATCATTCAAAATCTCCAACACTAGCCGCGGAACAGACTCACTAATCGAAGCATCAGACGGCCTTCGT